GCTATCAAGAAGCCGGGTGCTTTGCGTAGCAGTTTGGGTGTGAAGAAGGGTAAAAAGATTCCGGCGAAGAAGCTTGCTATGGCAGCTAAGAAACCGGGCAAAATGGGTCAACGTGCGCGTCTCGCGCAAACTTTACGAGGGTTTAAGAAATGATGAAGAAATCTGGTGTGAAGAAAATGCAAGTTGGTGGTATGGCGGCTCGTCGTGCTGCGAACCGTGCGGCTAATGCTGCCAAGCGTCAAGCAGGTTTTGAGTCGCGTATGGCTGCAGCAGGCAAAAGACGAGGCGTTTCTGATGAGCAACGCGCTGCGAATCGCGCTTCCAATGCAGCCAAACGCAAAGCAGGTTTTGATACTCGTATGGCGGCTGAAAAGGCTCGTCGTCAGCCGGGTCGTGCTGCATTTAAAGAGCGTATTGCTGCGGCCCGCGCCAAACGTGCTGCTCGCGGCATGAACAAAGGCGGTTCTGTTGATGGTTGCGCTATGAAGGGTAAGACCCGTGGGACGATGATCTAATGAAACGTTACCAAGAAGGCGGCGAAGCCGAAGGTATAAGCGGTACCGCTGGACGGACGTCAACTACGGAGGATAAAAAGCCTCGTACTACTGACGATATGACGTTTGGTCAAGCGTTTCGTGCTGCTCGTAAAGAGGGTAAGGATACCTTCATGTGGCGCGGTAAAAAGTACACGACCGAAACTAAGGAAGAGAAGGACCGCAAAAAAGCGGATAAAGACCGTGAACGCGCCGATAAAGAGCTTAAAGAAGTCGAGGTTACCGGCAAACGTCGTATGACGACTGATGACTTTATGAAAGGCTCAGATCGTACTATGGGAGTTAAAACCGGTGCGAAACGCGCTCAACCAAGTATGGTCGATTTTAAAACCCAAGGTCGGCGTAAACCTGAGTACAGCAAAAAAGACTTAGAACTTCCTAGCAGTATGCGACGAGGCACCTTTGATCGAATCACCCGTGGATTTAAAAAAGGTGGCAGGATCGACGGTTGTGCGATGCGTGGCAAGACCCGAGGGCGGATGCGCTAATGGCTAAAGCCAAAAGCAAAGTGAATGCGGCAAAAAACTATACCAAGCCCGGTATGCGTAAGCAGTTGTTTGAGTCAATCAAGGCTTCAGCTACGCAAGGTACTAAGGCAGGTCAATGGTCGGCTCGTAAGGCGCAGCTTTTGGCGAAGCGGTATAAAGAAAAGGGTGGCGGGTATAAGTCGTGAAGAAGCCCCAACAATCGTTAAAGGCTTGGACTGAACAGAAATGGAGAACTAAAAGTGGTAAACGATCTTCTGACACGGGTGAAAGATATTTACCGGAAGCTGCTATCAAAGCTCTTTCCTCCTCCGAGTATGCCCGAACCACCGCCGCCAAAAGAAAAGGTAAAGCGCAAGGCAAACAATTTGTACAGCAACCCAAAGGCATTGCTGCTAAAACGCGCAGCTTCCGCCAAAAAGGCAAAGGCTAACCGGAAATGAATTACCGAAGTAAAAATCCAGTACGTAAATTTAACGTAGGTGGAGTCCCAACTACCTCTCGTATGGGGTATGGCGTGGAGTCTTATGATCCTGTTACTTATCCGTTTCCAAGTTCCGAAGGAGCGGGTTCAGTTGGGTCAACTACGAACAATACGATTACTGTGAATGGGCAGGATGTTGCTGCAACTGAGGATCAGGCATATACAGATCCTTATGCAGTAGAAGAAAGTCCTACGATGATGCGACGGGGTGGTCGGGTTAAGTCTAAAAAATCCAAGCCCCGCGCACGTGGTGACGGACTCGCTAAACGCGGAAAGACACGGGGTAGGTTTGTCTAATGGCTTATAACACCACGGCTACTACTAGTTTTAATCTCGACCTCAACAACATCGTTGAGGAAGCCTTTGAGCGTTGCGGGGCTGAGCTTAGAACTGGGTATGAGCTTAAGACTGCCAAGCGTAGTCTTAATTTGCTTTTGATGGATTGGGCAAATCGTGGTGTGAATCTGTGGACTTTGGAAACAGGAACGCAGGCTTTGACTGCGGGTACAGGGACGTACGATCTTCCTGCTGATACGGTAGATTTGCTTGATCATGTAGTCCGTACAGGCACGGGACAGAATCAGATTGATATCAACATCAGTCGTATTTCCTCCAGTACTTACGTTGCGATACCTAATAAGAACGCAACGGGTAGGCCCATTCAGATTTGGATTGATCGGCGTACGGGGGCGACTGATTCTACGGGTAGCGTGGTCTATCCCCAGTTTACGGTTTGGCCTGTGCCAGATTCCGGTACCACGTATACCCTTTTTTATACACGACTGCGTCGTATGTTCGACGTAGGTAGCGGAGCAAACGGGCAAGATATCCCGTTCAGATTTCTCCCCTGCATGATTGCAGGTTTGGCCTACATGTTATCGATGAAGATTCCGGGCGCTGAAACCCGCACACAGATTTTAAAAGCCCAGTATGACGAGGCGTGGGATTTGGCTTCGGGTGAAGATCGGGAGAAGGCTCCTGTTCGGTTTGTCCCAAGGCAGAGCTTTGTTGGGTCTTACTAATGGGCAACAGGTTTTCATCCGGTAAACATGCGATTGCCGAGTGTGATCGTTGTGGATTCCGGTACAAACTAAAGCAGCTTAAAGAGCTAGTTATTAAGACCAAGAATGTAAACATCTTGGTTTGCAATGAATGTTGGGAGGCTGATCAACCTCAGTTACAGTTAGGGATGTATCCGGTAGATGACCCTCAAGCTGTGCGAAACCCCCGTCCTGATACTAGCTACACTGCTCCGGGTAATGATGGGGCAGGTGGGAGTCGTATGTTTCAGTGGGGGTGGAATCCGATTGGTGGGTCTTCTTCTATAGATAATGGGCTAACCCCGAATGATTTGGTTACTATAACTGCTGTAGGTAATGTCACTATTAGTGTGACCTAGGAGAGACTGATGAAAAAGGATATGCCGAAAAAGGTTAAGAAGGTAAAAGAGTCGAACGGTAATCGCATTAAGTACATGAAGATGCGTGGAGCCGGTGCTGCGACTAAAGGGACCAAGTTCAACGCCGGTATTGATTAAGAGTTACTCTGATGAATTACGCCACTCTTTCAACGCTGATCCAACAATACTGCGAAACGACAGAATCGTCGTTCGTAGCGAATATCCCTACGTTTGTTCAGCTTGCAGAGGAGCGTATTTATAACTCGGTCCAGATTCCTGCGATCCGTAAAAATCAGATAGGTAATCTGACCCCCAACAATAAATACCTAACGTTACCTACGGATTGGTTATCTACATTCTCCATCGCGGTCATTGACCCGACTACTAACGCACAGTCTTTCTTGTTGGATAAGGACGTTAACTTTATTCGTGAATCGTACCCTGATCCAGATGTAACTGGTGTCCCGCAGTACTACGCTATCTTCGACAATAACACGTTTATTTTAGGGCCGACCCCTGATGCGGCTTATGAAGTCGAGATGCACTATTACTACTATCCTCAGTCGATTGTGACAGCGGGGACTTCGTGGATTGGGGACAATTACGAAAACGTTTTGCTTTATGGCTGCATTAGAGAGGCATACACCTACCTCAAAGGTGACGCAGACATGATGCAAAATTATGAGCAGAAGTACCAAGAAGCTATGCTTCAATTGCTTCGTATCGGAGATGGACTTAACAGAAGAGATTCTTATAGATCAGGTCAAGCTAGAGTACCGGTGACGACATGATTTTTCAGACGCTTACCACGAGCTTTAAAGTTGAAGTGTTGTCGGGGGTACATGACCTTCTGACTGACACGATTAAGCTTGCGTTATATAGCGATGCTGCGGATTTAGGTGCAGCGACTACGGTGTATTCCGCGACTAACGAGACGAGTGGTACGGGGTATTCTGCGGGCGGGGTGACGCTAACAGGGGTGACAATTGGTTCGTCAAACGGTGTAGCCTACGTTAGTTTCGACAACGCGGTTTGGAACCCGGCGACTTTCTCTGCAGCGGGGGGATTGCTCTACAATGCGAGTAAGAGTAACAAATCGATAGCGGTCTTGAGTTTTGGCGCGATCAAGACAGCTACTAACACCTTCACGGTGCAAATGCCGCCAAACACATCAAGCTCTGCGCTGTTACGTATCGTTTAAAGGAGATTTCAATGTTTAACGAGAAAACTAAGTCGCTTGACGCAGTTTCTGCTGCGCTCAATAAGACGCTCGGCGCAGGTGGAAGTGCCAGTGCCGGTGGCGTATACCGTATTGAATGCCGTGATAAAGACGGCAACCTGAAGTGGACTGCAGAGTCACACAACCTTGTTGTGAACGTGGGTCTTCAGGACATGAACGACAAGTACTTTTCTGGCAGCAGCTATACCGCCACGTGGTACATCGGCCTCTACGGTGCAGCGGCTACTAACACGCCTTCGGCTTCTGACACGGCGGCTTCGCACGGTGGTTGGACTGAAATAGTGCCTTACAGCAATGCAACGCGCCCAGCGTGCTCGTTTGGTTCAGCGACCAATGCTGACCCGTCTGTAATCAGCAACTCTGCTTCACCCGCGCAGTTTAATATCAATGCGACGGCGACGGTGGGCGGTGCGTTCTTGATCAGCGACAGCACTAAGAGTGGCACTACGGGCATCTTGTTTTCGGCGTCTGACTTTCAGGCTCCCGGAGACCGTGTAGTGACCTCGGGCGATATCCTCAACGTTACCTATACCTTTAACCTCGCCGCTGTTTAA